GATAATGTGTTTTCTAAAATTTCAAACTTGGACTCTAGTGCTTCAATCTCATGTCTAACTTCTTCACTAATCTCTTTTCTTTTTTTATTGTAGAATATTGATTCATCTTGTGTTTTAATCTTTGGTTCGAAGTTCAATGCATCAGAGATCGTTGTTCCATTCTCCGCAATCATTTGAGTTGTTGCAGGAGCTGTCTTTAAAATTTCTGCTGCAACACGCGCCGCTCTGTCTTGAGTCTGACTCTTCTCTCTAATACTTTCATATAGAATTTCAGCAGCAGACTTTTGTGGCATACTCTGGTCGAATTTCTTCTGAACCAATGGTGCTTCTAGAATACTTGCTGCAACTCTAGCTGCACTATCTTTGATATTGTCTCTTGTCAGTTTCGACTTTGTATCTTCTGCTAGAATTCTTGCAACAGAATTTGATAATTTATTACTCATCGTAGGATATCCTTTTGATTTATATTTTATTTATCTGAAAGAATTCTGTTTAACATTTTAAACGGAGGAATGTATTCATTGTTCAGACTCAAATCACCCTTTGGTCCAGAAGATCCTGCCGACTCAGATGGTCCAGAAGGTGGTGCTGCGTCTGCACTTTGTGGTGCAGGTCCTGATGCAGTGCCACCTGTTCCTTGTGATAAATCAGTTTGTGCCTGTTGTGCAATTTGCATTGGATCTAGAATGAGTCCTGCTTCTTTCTCTTTGTCGATCTCTTTCTGCATAACTTTAATTTCATCATCAGTCAAACGAAGAACATTACGTTGAATCCAACCCATCGAGTAGTATCGACCAACATAAGGATCAACAGAACCAAGTAACGATAAACGTTCACGAACTAATTCTGCTTCTTTCAGTTCAGCAAAGTTGTTGTCTTTTATGAAGTCGAAGTAAATGTATTGTTTAAATTCTTCAAATTCTTCTTCGGTACAGATACCTTTAAGTACACATTGAACTCTTAGTGCCTGTTCAAACAATTCAGAGAACTTCGCACGTTGACGATCAACAAACTTAGAGAACTTAACTTCATCTCTAGTGATTTCACCAACACGACCAAGAGAGAATCCAGATTGATTTGGATCTAATCTAGAGACTGGAACATTCAACGACTTGTATAGTTTCTTCTCAAAGTACTTAACATCTTCTAACTCGCCTAGATTCTGACCACCAGGTAATGTAGTAATCTCAGTACCTTTGCCACCTTCTCTACGAGGCAACCAAAAGTCTTCCATCATTGACAGATGTTTTCTATCATCTCGGACTTCGCCAGTTGCAGAATCATATACAAGTTTATTCTTGTACTTGATCATAATGTCACGTAGATACTGTTCTGCTTTTAACTTGGGTAAATTACCAACGTCAATGTAGAAGATTCTACGTTCTGGTGCTCTTGAGATTCTATAGATGACTGTTGCATCTTCAATCATTCTCAACTGATTGAGTGGTTTGATTGCTTTGTGTAGATACGACAGAACAACTGCGCGTCTAGAATCCATCAGTCCAGAGTTGATATTCAGAATAGAATCTTTTGCGATTCTGACACCAACTGGACCATAACTAGAAGATGAACCAGATACTACTTTATCGTTGTAGATGTAGTATTCATTTACAGTAGACACAACATCAACTGCCGTGTTTTTATCTTTATCTTTCTTGACTTCTCTGACTTTACGAATCTTTCTTGGATCAATATATCGAAGTGCTTTAATACCAGATGCTGGATTTGTTTCATCAATAATGACATGGTAGAATAGGCGACCATCAACATAGAATCGACGGAACGTATCTGCTGCCATATTCTTGTAGTTCAATAACTTTTGAATTACATTGAACTCTTCTTCGATTGCTTTTTTGATTTTTTCTGGTTGTTTTAAATCATCCAGAATTAGTCGAACAGATTTGCCATCATCATTTTGAATGATTGCTTCGTTGACAATATCATCGATTGCTGCTTCGATCTCTGGCTGCATCGCCATTTCACGATATCTAGAAATTAATTCAACCTCATTCTTTGCCGTGCCATCTAAATCAACATATGTTCCATAGTATGCAGCAGCAGAGATAGTAAGAGCACCGTCTTCATTGGACGGAGGCGTAAATGTTTTTTGAGACTGTTCTTCCGATTCAGTCTTGTTTCTGGTTATTTGAAAACCAAATAGATTTATGGCCATACTACTCCTTCATATACAAAGAATTGGAAGGCACGTAAATGCCTTCCATCAAGATTAATTTGTTGTGTCTGATTCCCACCACTGATATGCTAGAGTTACAGAGAACTCTTCGATAGAATCGTTCGAACCCCAATCTAGATCAATAGGTGAAAGATCAACAGGAAAAGCACCAACAAATTTATACGACTTAATAACATCACCAACTTTATTATACTGGTCAACTTTAGCGTCAGCTGAGTAACCCGATGGTGATACTGCTGAACCATTTCTCAAGTTGGATGCGTGTGAATTGATTGCATTCATCCAAGTCTCAAAACCTTTACGGATTTTAAAGTTCTCATCGTTGATGATTTGAATAGTCCAATCAGCAAAGTTTCTATTACCCGCAAACTTTAATTCACGACCAAAGTAAAACAATGGAACAGTTCCAACAGTCGAACCAGGAAGTTGTGCCGACTTGGCCAAGAAAGTTAATGCCTGGCTAGTCGTTGCAGCATCTGATGTATATGTTGGAAGATTCATTGTAACTTGGAACAGGTTAGGGCGAGCACCATCTCCAATCAGATTCGCCCTAAATTCCCCTACGTTAAATGCCATGTTTATCTCCTATATCTTTTTATATTTATTAGACACCACCAACGATCTCGGAGAAGTTAACACCAGTTCTAACAGCAACGAAGTTCAACTGAATAAAGTTAATCGAACGTGCTGGTTTGATGTAGATATCTCCAACGAATTGGTTGTTGTCGATAACTTGCGCTGTGTTGTTTGTATCATCACACACAACTCGATAGTCATAGATACCACGGCGACCTTTAACGTCACGTAGGAATGGTTCAATTAATCCAACAAACTGTGATCTCGTGAATTCATCATTGAGTTCGAATAGTGAATACTTCGATGCATTTGCAATTGCTTTCTCTAGAACAATGAACAGTCTACGAACATTGATTCTGTTGAACGCAGAGGGTTGTAAAGTTAGAGTCTTGTCGCCAAACAAGAGTGTGCCTTGTCCTGGAACAGAGATGACTGGATTAACAGCAGACTGGTAAAGATAATCACGTTGAGTTTTGTTTGGATTCCATGCAAGTTTAACAACGTTCTTGATACCGCCACGTGAATAACCAGCAGGCGAGAACCATGGATCTCTTGTCTCATCTGTACGAACACATAGACCTGCGATATCACCGTTTAGTGGAATCCAACGATATGTGTTGTTGTACTTGTCAAACATGTATTTCCAACCAGAATCTGCAACAGCATAAGATGTTGCACGATTAAGTGCAGTGTACCATGTAGCAATTGAAGTTGTTTCATTGCCTGCGTTGTTAACAACATCTGATTTGCGTGGAGAAACAAAGGCAACACAATCTTTACGAGTTAATGCTAGATCGATAATCGTCTGTTGAACAGTAGTTGATACATCACCAGAAACAACTAAAGAAACATCAATTTCTTCTGGATTTGAAAACAATGCAATCGCAGTGTTTAGATTTGCATCAGATGCAGTTTCATATGTACCACCAATAAACGAGTAATTCTTTGTTCCAGTTGTCGAACCAAAGTTAGTCACTGCTGCTACTTGTCCAGCGTTTGCAGAGATTAACGTTGTGTTACCCATGTACAAATACTTAGATTTCTGTCTGATGACATTCGAGATGTATGCAGAAGATCCGTCATCATATGCTGCGTCTGACGCTAGAGATAAGAATCCAAATGTTTCTAAAACAGTGCCTCTTTCGCCAGAGAATAGGCCGTCTTCGTCAATAACGACTAAGTGTACTTGATCGCCTGCACCACCAACTTTTGCAACATACGAAGATGTGTTTGGTGCAGTCGAGAATAGTTTGCCGTATGCACCACTTGAACCCCATGCACCAAATGCTGAAGTGTTAGCACCCGCAACGTTAGCCGTGCAGATAGAAACATTTAATGAGTTGCCGATATCACCAGGATAACGAGCGACGAATAGTGATGTGTTTAAACCTGATGTTTCGTTGACAATAATATTATCATACGAATCTTCGTTTTTTAACTGATATCCAACTGATGTGCCTGTATTATTGGCAGTAGCATTTTTAGAATTAGAACTTACTGCACGAACAACTTGGAGATTGTTACCGTATGCCAAGAAACTGGCTGCTGTAAAGAATGATGTAGCAGTATTGCCCTGTTGAGCATTTGCTGATGGTTCACCGAAAAAACTAACTAATTCTGTCTCGTGCGTCACGAGTTTTACTTTTCCTGCTGGACCCCACGTGAAGTCTCCAGCAAATGCACCGGCTGTAGTTGATACTGAAGGGACAACTGTGGTTAAGTCGATTTCAGAAACATTTACACCTGGAGATAATTGAAATGCCATTTTATTCTCCTTGTTTTATACTGATATAATTTGCAGTAATAATCTATGTTGTATTTATGAAACAGTAGATTTGTAGTTATAGTTCGAAAACATTCTGCATTTTGCCATACTCTTCATTGGTTAACCAGACATCTCCGTCTTCCTGAAT